GATCCACTCCTTCTCCTGTAAGAGACGTGAACCGTTACTAAACAGTTTTATGTTACAGGTCTGCCCAGTTGCCTCTGAGACCTCTCTGGTGACCTTTACGACCTCTCTGGTGCGTGGTTCTAGTAATGGTTCACCACCAATGATACTAATATGACTCCATACATATACTTTTGGCAAAAAAGATTTGATGTCATCTATCAATGCATCAATGTCAACACCACTCTTTACACCAAGAAGACTGCTGTTGTGATTACATGCACGACAGGCAAGATTGCACCCGTTGATAACATGAATACTCAGCAGTCTTGTGGTAGGTCTCTCCGCTTCTAGAGATGCTATCTCTTCTGGAGTAACCTGCTTGAAGTTAGAAATCCAAAATCCTCTTTGGTCTCTTACATAGTCAACACTTTTACTAACCTCCAACAATCTTTCTTCCGAAAGATGGTTACACATTTTAGCAAGTGTCCACTCTTTGAGTTGCATTAGATACTAAAAAACTTTGCTTTGGATGTCCTCTTCAAATAATTTAGGTGTGTTGCATTTCCTTTGAGTTTTTCTTTCAAAGGTTTGGTGATGAGTTTTGATACTGATTCGATCTCAATGTTATTGGTCTCACAGTAATGACAAATTGCTTCGATGTAATTCATCTCAACGTTGTTTTTCACCAGGTTTTCTATGTCATTAGTAAATTTGTCCTGACACAGGAACTTTTGCTTCAAAATAGATCGCATTTCAGTTTTGGAACTCATTGATTTTTTCTTCGACAAATTTCTGAATGTATTGGATGAGTAGTTTCATATAAGTTATTTTATCATACTCTTCGTACACTTGCACCTCACCATTCGCACATGTCATAATGATGACAAGTTTTTTTACAGGGATACCAGTACGTTCATAGAACATGCAGGCATAGGCAGACGCTTGTACGAAATAGTTTTCAATCCAATCCCGTGGTTTGGGTTTCTCTGCTGTCTTGAAATCAATGATTGCTAACTCAGGTTCGCCGTTCTCGCCAGTGTATTCAGCGATACAGTCTACTGTTCCAGCAACCCCAAGTTCTTCACTATACAAGCTCTTTTCCAGAGCGTATATATTATTTATGTTTTGTAGGGTCTGTTTTGCCTGCTGAAACAGCATCTTAGGACCAGGTTCTTTGAACTCAACCTCTTTGTTCAAGAGAAATGTCTCGATCAAAGAATGAGTTTTTGTACCCCGACTAGTAGCACGTTTAGTGATGCGGTTTGCTTCCACTTCACCAACTCTCTTTCTCCACTTGACAAAGACTTCTTTATTGTAGTGAGAAGTGACCGAGGTGATGGACACCATCGGTCGATCATTGACTGTGTAAAATCTAATTCCTTCAATATTCTTCCTGGAAAGTGCAGGAAGATCACATTCTACATGTTGAAACATTACATACCAAGTTCAATTTTATTAGTGAGATAAGACTTGACCAAACCAGAACGAACGATGTCTTCGATACCAAATTCAGTTAGTACAAATTCAGGCATACGCTCAACGATCTTCATGAAATCTAAGATCCCATTCTTTTCGTTAGTCTTGACCAAATCAGTTTGTGCTACGTCACCACAGAACATAATCTTACAGTTCTCACCAACCCTAGTAATAATACTATCAAGTTCGTGGAAGTTCAAGTTCTGAGATTCGTCCACAATAATAATAGAATCATCAAGTGTAGTACCTCGGATGAAACTAGTGGACCAGAAAGTAACTGATTCTTGAGTCTTCAGGTTTCCCCAAAGCATTTCAAACTCATTGTCAGTGGGTAGTTCAAACATATACTTTACCATATTCTTATAAGGAATTTGGTAAAGAGCAGACTTATCTTCATGATCTCCTGGTAGGAAACCAATCTCACGTGTAGAAACTAGTGAGCGAACCAGCACCACCTTATTGTAAGGTGTGAATGGATCTAATACCTCACGCAGAGCAAGATAAAGAGTAATGAATGTCTTGCCAGTGCCAGCACACCCATAGAGAAACAAATGTTTACCCTCATTGTATGCATCAAAAACAACTTTTTGATTGTCAGTGATTGCTTCAATAGGTACCATCGCCTCTGAGTTGATGGGTTTCTTTCTTCGCATCTGTTTCGCTGTCATTCCAGCACCGACAGATGACGTGATCTTCTTACGACGTGCAGTCATTATGAGTGTGTGATTTTCTGGGGTTTGACTTTAGAACCAGGAACTTGTGCAACTTTAGATAGAATTTCATTCCATCCTCCATCGGTCCTACTGTAAACGTCGCCTGTGCCACTAACGGCAGAAGCAACTCCTTTAGACCAATCTTTGTCCCAGTCAGGATTGTCTTTACGCCACTGATCATAGTCAGCAACTTTCATTGACAACTCCTTAGTCTCACCAGTTTCTAGATTTTTTACAGGGTATACGGGCATTAGGTTTTGATTGCCTTTCTTTGAGTTTTTTCTTGCAGGGCAGCACTGAACTTGAGTGGTCTAGCAGTACACATATTGCATACGCTTTCTGCAATTTTACTATCATTACAGAAATTTGTCAATTCCTCTTCAGTACAGTCAACTTTTAGACCATCGACAAGATATTCTTGCCAGTCTTCATCATCAGATTGTTCAGTCACATACAATAGTTCTTTTAGAAATGCTGTATTAGGGCACTTCCATAACTTACCATTGTATAATTGAGTATTGGGACAGGAACATGCTTTGAAACTCTTATCAGGTTTACCATGGTTGTAAGGATGTACCTTACCATCATGCTTCTTGATTGAGTTGAACCAACGATCCTTGCCCGTGTGGTGTTCAGTAACAAGCACCTTAGGGTGATTGAATTTTTTGATCACCTCTTCAACTAGATCAACATGGATACTAATTCTTAGATATACCTGTGGGTTCTCTAAACATTTTTTGATCCATGCTTCATTTTGTAGGAGCAATAGACCATTACTGTAGAGATAGACAGGAGAACTAGAGTATGTTGTACATGCATTGAGAATCTCTTTGCAACGTGGATTCAACAACGGTTCTCCACCAATAATGGAGATTCGATTTACGTCTAATCGTGGAAGTATTGTAGCAATGTCTTCGAGTAACTGATCAGTATCTAATTTACTACTAGGTGCAAAATAATTACTGAAATGATTACAACCTTTACATTGCAAGTTACATCCTATTGAAGCACTTACATCTAAGATGTCAAGTTTTGGTTTCATAGTATGCTAGATATGCTGCTCCAATAGCGGTGCCTCCATCATGAGCAATGGGTTCCACATATAGATTTATATGAGGGAACTTCTTCTTCATTTTATAATTAGCGACACAGTTTAGAAAACAACCACCAACAACTACAACGTTATCAGATGTTCGCATCTCTAAAAGTTCTTCATATCTCTGCTCCCACTGCAATTGAGTGCTGAGTGCAGGTTCATTATTGTATGCACTCATACCCATAACTTTACCAGCATCTCGACGGTCCCACCCATACATTAGAGCAGTCTCCTCAAACTGACGACCACAACCTATATTGCCTGGACCAAACATCCTCCGGTGAGTAGTAGTAAANTCAGGTGCAGAAAACATAGATTCTATCTCAAGTCCCTCACTAGTCTTAGAACCATTAGAATCAACTACAATACAGGATGCTTCATCAAAACCTGAACTGTAATATCCACAAGCAGCATGAGTTAGGTGATGATACTTTCTATAGTCATGAATTTTTGCATTAGGAAATTCTTTCTTGAACTTCATCAGGTCTTTGATGTTGTCCACTTTCTTATTGCCACGTACCCAGTGGGAGTCTGCCAATGCAATGTGACTTGCCTGTGGTAGATATTTGATCAAAGTCTTGACACGGTGATCCCATTTCTTGCGGGTAATCCTTTCAGACTCTAAGTAAAATATTACCTTACCCTCATATAATGCACAGATAGATCCATTGTTAGATAGGTTGACCCCTATGACCAAATTTTTGCCGGAGTTTTTTTTCCGGTTTTCGGGAAACAAAAAGTTCATTTTGAAATCAGGCGTCCAACTTCAGGGAAATACAGGTAAGGTATCTCTGATTCATGAAAGGTTTCCATAGCATCTTCTGGAGACTCAACTAATGGTTGACCTGCCAAGTTGAATGAGGTATTGAATACCATAGGCACACCTGTACGATCGTAGAATGCATTGATCAAATCGTAGTAGTTTTTATTCTGTCGGGAAGTTACCGTTTGGATACGACAGGTATTATCTACGTGCAACACACCTGGTATCTGATTCCGCTTGTCATCCCAACAGTCCATGGCATACATCATGTAAGGAGACTCCATCAGTCCTGCCATGTCAAACCAATCATTTGCATACTCAAGCATCACACTAGCAGCGAAAGGTCTGAACTGTTCTCGCTTTTTTATTCTATTGATCTTTGCTTTGGCATTGGGATCACGTGGATCATAGATCAATGATCTGTTGCCAAGTGCACGTGGTCCTGCCTCAGACCTGCCCTGATAAATTGCGACCGGTTGTTGATTCAACAACAAGTCTACAACATCATGCAGTTTTACTTTATCCCCCTTGATATGGTTCAGGGTATAGACGGGTCCCAAATAAAGTGTCTTCATAATGTTCTAGTAATGCTGAACCAATGGAGAGACCTCCATCATAAGAAAGAGGATCGACATATAGATTTATATCTAGTTCTTTCATGATTTTGTAGTTGGCGACACAGTTGAGAAAAAATCCTCCACTAACCACAACGTTTGTTTTTCCAGTCATCATAACTGCTTTGCGAATAATGCGTAAAGCATGTTGTTCAGCAGATATTTGTAACCGATGTGCCAGTTCTATTTTAGTACACTCTGGACCAGAGTATCCGGTAGTGTGTCCTTCTGCATACAATTCCTTGCTGCACACACTATGGTCATATTCAACGTTGAATAGATTAGGTTCCTGTTTGGTCTCACAGTATGGTGCTAGACCCATAGTCTTCCCTGCCTCGCGTTCGTCAAACCCACAGAAGCGTGACACCCTACGGTACGCTTGACCTACACTAGTGCGGTCACTGTAGAAGTAACTTCCATCCCAGTATGGTTCTTTTAGTTTGGCACACTCTTCTTCACTCCAAAAAGTTGAGAAGTGTTTGAAGATAGGAATAAATCCCTCGTCATCGTGAACAAAAATACTTTCAACTTCACAGAAGTTTAGTTCATCCTTGACAACAGCAGATCCTTTCCCATCCATCACCACACAGACAGCATCATCAAATCCTGAATTATAAAAGGCATTAGCAGCATGACATTCATGATGCCTGTTACGATAATCTATGACAGGGATGCCTAGATCTTTTACAATTCTAGTCAGGTTACTTTTCTGCTTGAGTCGAAGAATAAACTTCTCTGGATAATATCTGGTGTAGCAGTCACAAATAGTAACCTTATCGATACTAGAGTCCAGATACTTTTTTACTACCTGAATAGCAGACCGGTCACGTTTGATCTTACTAAGTCTTTCTTCCTCCAAATAAAAAACAACTTCACCGTCTTCAACAATAGCAACAGATCCGTTATGTGATAAATTTATTCCGCAGATTCTTGCCATTCTAATGCTTCACTCACCGAAGGATATTGTTCTATGAATATCTTCTTTACCTCCTCTGCGACCTGCATGTGCTCTTTCTGAGTACCGTTAGCAGTTCTCAAGTTGATGTAGTGAATCCAAGAGCGACATGAACCTGTCATGTAGATTCTAGTGGGAGTACAAAGTGGAAGCACATTTCTTGCACATTCCTTTGCCACACCACGCTCAAGCATCTGCTGGTACAGCGACATGGCAGAATCAAACAGAGTTGTCATCTGTTTCTGTAGAACCTGAACCTCAAATTCATCCATGTCATCGATACTATTCTGGCGGTTCTTATCATCTTGACGACGCAATTCTGGAAGAGGAATGCTATCCCTCAACAGACTAGAGTCTGCATAGCGTTGCGAAAACTCTTGAAATGTAAAAGACCTATGCCTCAGAATCTGAGCTGCGATTGCACGTGTAGTGTTGACCTCTAATGTCATAGTAGATTGCTCAAACACAGACCAGTGGTTGTGTTTGATACAGTACCTAAGCAACCCAGCATACTTTTCNTTCTCTTGGTTAGAAGGATTGCTCACTCGGGCAATGTACGCCATGAGTTGCTCAGCATCAGGCGTGTTGCTTACCAGTGTTACAGTTGGTTTCATGGACCTTCGTAAATTTCGTCATAGTTTTGCTCAACAGGGTCACACTCGTCGAAACGATAAGACTCTACATCAGAGTAGACCTCTGCTTTGAGAGCACTGAGTAGCATCTCTAGATCAGAGGTAATAATTTTTAGTTTGTCTCGATCCATACGTATACCATAAGATAAAAAAAGAGAGGTGTCAAGACCTCTCTACAAGTTTAGTTGTCGCAAGACTCAGGATTGAGAAGCGAACTTACGCTCAACCTTGATACCTCGGTACATGAGGTCATGGTTGTGGCGTTGGTCTCGCTCTTGAAGAACCTTTGCCTTGTAGCTTTCAGCGTCATACTTGACGCCGCGATAAGTGATAGTACTCATCAGTCTTACTCCTAAAGTAGTTGGATTTTTAGGTCCGTTCCTTTAGTCGTTTGCGTCCCAGTAGCACTCAGGTGTAGATTCCTTTACGGTCTCCACAAGTTCAACTTTGAAAGCATTTTCGATGTGCTCGTATGCTTTCATCCTCAGGATAATTCCCTCGGCTTGTTGACAAG